ATTTTCCCTCTTCTATACGAAAAATGGTCGTAGTGCTCGCCTTTGAGTAAGAGGCCTTAACTGGCCGAGTGATGTAGAAACGGGCAGAGCATGGCGCCTCTGTCTGGTTCAACTAGATGACATGACGTGTCATCGTAAGAACTAGTCGAAAGATATGGGCTCTAGATGGGACAAAGTTTTAATACTCCACTAGACAACGCCGTCGTTGGGCCCTAGGAGTGGTGTCCTGATTATTATCAATTTCGCATCAGCTACGATCCGAGAGACATACTGTCCTCGTACTCCCTCACGTGTTGGACCAAGAGGCTCTCGGAGTATAATATGAGAGTTAAGAACGCTTCCAAAGCGGTTTTTAAAACTGTAGACAATAGATGATGGTCTACCCCCCCCCGCCCAAAGTTTGAAACCGGTGATGCGAATCAACTTAACAAATATTCTAAAATTCAAATACCTATGACCACAACTAATAACCGAAGAAGGGTGGACCGGGATCTCATCGCCCCGGCCATTTCACAGGCTAGATGTATAGAAGATTTTTATAATATTTCCGGGACCAACGAAAGTTTCCTACTTACCAGAGTAGCCTTTGAAAACTTTCGTCTTAGAACGAGCTGCGTACGCTTTCGACAAGTAGTGCGTGGCATGAAACCTTGTATCATCATAGACGAGGTTTTGGTGAAGAACTCTCATTTTATGAGAGTATTCCGCTGGAACAGATCATTTGAGCGCGTGTCGAATGATCTGACAGAGGATGAACTATTTGGCGGTTCATCTGTAGAGGCTCTGCGAATTTCGTATAATGTAGCAGATTCTAAATCACCATCCGCGACCGTAACCTCCCCGGTCAGTGCCGTAGTTAAACCTGTCAGGAATATTACACTGATGGCCAACAGACACCCACCGGAAGAGAAGCCCGACCCGTTAGAAACAGAAGAAGAAACAGTCGGATGTACCAAGTTCAGTGATCAAGAACGCCTTGAGATTGCATTATTTGAAAGCAGTCTTGATGTCGTTGCTTGGCCTGAGCGCTACGCAGACGTTAACGCGCCTGTGGCTCAGTCAGAAATTGGTGTTATGTCAGTTGCCGAGAAAGTCACTCCCCCTGAGGAAGAAATTCAACAGGAAGCTGATGAGACCGGTGTACCTGATGTCGTCAATGTCGATGACGAAAACAAAGAACCTCCCCTCCCACCAACGGAGGGCCCTGAGGTTGAAGACAAGGAAGATACTAAAAACTTGCAGGGTGATGACAACAACATCATACCTGATCTTCCTCTAAAGATCCCCCCGCCAGAGAACGTACCAACACATACAAATTGGTATCCAGGGTTTGGTGTCTCCTATCTCTATGGAGCACATAATAACTATGCTATAGACCGTTTCGCCAACTATAAATCCCGAATAGACTATTCCATGTCAAGTTGGGGAAATAGAATCAAAACTGACTCGTACAAAGGAGCCACCGTATCAAAGTATAAACGAAACTGGTTTTCCGCCCTAATGCAAGCGTTGAATCTGAATAAACGATTAGCCTTCTGGTTGATAGTAATAATGTCCGCGATCTTTGCTGCCACCATCTTTGTAGTAGATGATAGCACAAAAGTGTTGATCCGTGAACATCGTTATTTCCCGGATGAAATACGTTTGTTTGACGCTAGTAGAGTAGGAGTGAATGGTTGGGAAGTAGCCCGGGTGACCACCCGGGCGGAAGAGAATGGTCATCGAGCCGTCTATTATGCTCAAATATCTTTGCTTGTTGCTATGTTATTGTTGGCACCTAGTTTGTTTAAAAAGACGCTCTTTGGATCCGGGTTGAATATATCTGTAGTAATGTATAATCTTGTAAGAGACGTGGCTGATGTTAACAATGATGACATCGGAAATGGTCCGCTGACGGTGGATACTCCAGAAGGTAAGAAGCAGAATCAATTTTCTCCGCGCTTGTCTTTGGTAACCCGATTATCGGACACTTACGACTTTACAGTTGGTCTCCTCCACAAGAATATCGTACGAGAGCAGTTGGTGTCTCGCACGTTACTAGTTCATTTGCTAAACCGTAGACCTAACATACGCGATTGGTCAGAACGTAGGGCGGCTCTAGAATCTTTAAGTCATAATTTGATGGAAAAGATATCACGCCCAGACGCTTACGACGTTTCTCCACTCGTTGATTGCGGATTCATTAGCAACACAGTTTTAATGGCTAATTGTATATGCCAAGATGAGATGACCTACCTTGTCGGTGGGGATTTTGTCTAAGGCAGCATAGGTTTAAAGCCTTATTTCTGTGGGGATATCGACTATGCCGAGTTCCCAATTTCAACAATCTACTCAAGAAAAACTTTATACAGTTGAGACGAGGAGTGGAAAGATATATTCCTACTGCCGTAAGTTTATTATGTGGTGTGTATGGAGCGGTTCCCCCTGCTGCTGAGACAAGGCAAACTAGCAACATTTTAGTTGGTGCAACCAAGAGGTTTATCAATAAAAATGTGGAACCCGATGCCGCCACGCTGTTTAGATTCAAGAAATTTGTCACTTCTTGGATACACTCTAATTTAACCCCGTTGACGGAGGTACCTGATTACAAAAAATGGTTGATGCGACCTGGAATACCAGATTGGAAGCGCGCAGCCATAGATAAGGATTACCAGTCTTATTTGAAACAAAAGAACATGATAGATGCACTACTGCAGTCTTTCATTCTCAAATCTAAGACTTCTTCGTTAGCACGAATGCCACCAGCACTAGCCCGCGTTTGCGGAATAGGTAATTTTGCCAAATTGGAACATTACCCTAGCGTCAAGCCGTCGCGTAACATCAACGCACGGCGCAATGCTTATAAAGGCATTGTTGGGCCTTATTATGCTGCAATTGAAAAACAAGTCTACCAGAATCCGTGGTTCATAAAACACACACCGGTGGACAAACGTCCTGCAGTGATAAGTCAAGATATAGTCGTACCAGGTTGGAGATACTTTTCAACTGATTACTCTTCATTCGAAGGAAGCTTTTGCGAGAAAGTACAGGACTCTTGCGAGATGATATTGTATGATTATATGCTTTCCAAAATAGGAGGCCCATTGGATTGGATACACATTCAAAATAAAACTAATTGCGTAGAGGGCAAGAACTTCAAAATGTATACACAAGCATCCAGAATGTCTGGCGAAATGTGTACATCGTTAGGAAATGGATTTACTAACATGATGTTAATGAAGTTTGCATGCCACGAAGCGCGCCTTCCTGTTAAGGGCAAGATCGAGGGAGATGATGGTCTCTTCTCTTGTCCATCCGTACCACCAACTGATTCAATAACAAAACTGGGTTTCAAATTGAAAATGTTGGAAGTGCCCGTCAATGAAGCTAGCTTTTGTGGCCAGATTTTCGATTTGGACACAAAAACCGTCATTGCCGATCCTTATTATAGCCTGGCCACTTCAGGTTTTTCATTCAACTGTGTTGGTGCTTCTGAACGCACCAAACACACCATCATGGGCGCAAAAGGTCTGTCCATGATGTTCCAGTATAAAGGTTGTCCCCTACTATGGTCGTGGGGCGACCGTATGTTTAGGACCTCGTTGAAATATACGGGTCTCACTCCAGCGCAACAAAGGGAGTGCATACGGAATTATTATATGAAGAGCAACAGAGTTAATGAATGGGATCGAGCCCAAATGCTAGAGGCCGTAGACGGCGACCTATCTCCCTTAATAAACATGAGTACAAGAGAAACTTTCGAACGTTTGTATCACATATCAGTGCAACACCAGCAAGAATTAGAGAATCTTTTTCAGTCGGGCACTGGTTGGTTCTATAATACTGGATATTTGGAATGTTTGGCCAATTATCGCGCCATTAATTTAGATGGTACGATAGCTGATAACAGATGCTGGATTTCCGAGTGGCAGAAACTACAAAATGTGCAATGCAATCAGAATTCGACCCCAAAAGAGTTGGCTCTACAACAAACTCAGTTTGCAAAGGGATTTGAAGATGCAAAGGAATTACGTGCCCTTTGCATTCCGCAAGCAGAGCGTGATGATTTCATTTATGACAATGATTTTCCTCACCCTCTGCAACTAACGTAGAGTGCATGACCGATTTTAGGCGGTATACAAGTATAAAGTTGCTAGTAGGATTCCCC